CAACGGAGAAGAAGACGACCCCGCAGCGCTTATCCGAGTCTTCCAAGAAGACGACGAAGAAGGCTGGCAACCGACAGAAGTCTTAGTCGGTCATAGATTTTCTACTCTTACCAAGATCGAGGATCTAAGAAGCGAGTCTAGAGATCTCCCCGACGCTTACCGTCCCGCGAATAGCGAAGACGTACCCGAAGGTAGAGCGTGCGGTAATTGTATTTTCTATAACGAAGATCGAGTAAACGAAGAAGGTCTAAGTTATTGCGAACGTTGGGAAGAACACGTCCGCGGGGATTACTACTGTAACGCTTGGGAACCGCAAGAAGAAGATCGAGAAGATCGCGACGTAAATCTAGATCCTCCCGCTTATATGAGAGCGGCAGCTAGGCAAGGTTTGAAATATCACGAAGAAGGATTATCGGGCGACGGTGTAGTAGATCGTACTATCCGAGAAGCGCGAGCTATGGCGCAAGGTAACGTAACCGCCGATAAGTGGGTAAGGATCCGCGCTTGGATCGCAAGACACCTAGTAGATCTAGACGCGCCTTCCGCAGATCCCGATAACGAAGACTATCCAAGTCCCGGAGTTGTCGCGCATTTACTTTGGGGTTCTGGACCTTCTAAGAGATCCGCGCAGAGAGCTTTGGAATACGCCGAAGGGGTAGTCCGTAGAATAGAAGAAGAAAACGAAGACAGAGTGAAGGGCGAAGCTTTGAGCAAAATGGAAACGCGAACTACTCCGGTAGACTTCGAGATCCGCGAGGACGACGCGGGCGGAATGACTTTCGAAGGGTATGCGGCAGTCTTTGATAGTTGGAGTGAACCGCTTCCCTTCCGCGAGAAGATCGCGCCGGGAGCTTTTAGGGGATCCCTAAAGCAACGTAACGATATAAAAATGCTTTGGAATCACGATACTGGAATGGTTTTAGGATCAACTCGCGCGGGGACTCTATCCCTAAGAGAAGACGACCGCGGTCTAAAGGTAATCGCGCAACTGCCGAATACAACAGCGGGACGCGATACTGCGGAGCTTCTCCGTCGCGGTGACGTCGATAGTATGTCGTTTGGATTTTCAATTCCCCGTAACGGTGACGAATGGAGCGCCGACGGATCCGAGAGAACTCTAAAGGCGGTAAGGCTCCACGAAGTTTCGGTAGTCGCCTTCCCCGCATATTCAGCAACCGCGGGAACTACTTCGGTACGCGGACTAGATAAGGTAGCTTCTCGCGCCGACGTAGATCCCGATACTTTAGCCGACGCGCTTCTAAAGATCGAGTCGGGCGACAATATATCGGTAGAAGAAAAATCGCTAATCTCTAAGGTTCTCGATACCCTATCTCCCGAAGAAGAAGTCGTCGGGGATCCGGCAACCGACGGCGACGCTTGGCTAAAGCTCAAGAAGAAGAAACTAGAACACCTACTTAAGAAGGCATAATGAATAAAGATCAAGCTAAGAAAGCAATCCTAGAAGCACTAGGTAACCCAACTACGGGAGCTATTGTCGATCACCTAGATACGATCGTAGACGCAGTTTTAGGGAAAGAGGAGTCTAAAAGCAAAACTAAAGACTCTCCCCTAAACAAAGAAACCCGTATCGTAGAGGCTCCTGAAACAAGGTAGCGAATAGGGTTTTCCCCGTCGGGTTTTCTTCCTTTTCCCGGCGGGGTTTTTCTTTGATGTAATTTATAAGTTACATTTTCTAAAGTCGCCTAAGACTTACTTTTCTACGCTACTGTTTTTACGATCGCTACGCTACCGTTTTTACCAAAATATATAGTAGAACTTTCGCGAAATATATATTAGAGATCTTGAGCGTACGCGCAGATTTAGATCTAATGTTCCAAAATTCAACTTTATAACGTAGTAATTTTGTGCGAACGCGCGGATATTTAGGGAGCTTCTAGACGGTCATTTAGGGATCTTGATTTATAACGAATTTATAAACTTGTGTACAGTCCACTAAAAACACCTTAGAGTTATATCAAGGAAAACGAAGGGAAGACAAAATGAAAGCTTACGACGTATACAAAATAGAAGAAGAAACTTGGAAGAAGTACAGCATTATTTTTGAAACCGAAGCCGAGCTAAGCGAGTTCGTCGCTAAGTTTCCAAAGTTCGTAAAAGTCCTAGCTACAACAGTCAATGGAATGGATAGAAGCGAGGACAACCCAACCGGACGCCAAATGCCTATGGCTAGTTTCGAAGTAAAGCTAGTAAGCAATAACGCAACTGGCGAATTCAACGAAACCGGACTAAAGAGATTATCCAAGTTTCACGAAATCGTCGATCTAGACGCGATCAAGATCTAACAAAAATAAAGCGAACCCCGGCGGAGATCCGTCGGGGTTTCTCTATGCCTAAAACTCCAACGTATACCGCGTCAGTAAAATAGAAGTCGAGCCTGAGCGTCACCGCCGGCTTAGGTTGAGCGTCACCGCCACCGACTAATAATACGACTAAGAAATTGGAGTTCAATAATGAGCGAATTTATTCAGGCTCAAGAAGAACTGCGCGCGAACCTAATCTCGCAGATCCAGTCTTCACTAGAAGACGCGGAGGAGCGTGGCGGGCTAGACGCAGAACTAGAGCAGAAAGTAAATCGTCTAGAAGACGACATCAAGCGTGCCGACGAAGCGATCGCAGTAGCGAAGCGTAACGAGGAGCGCAAGACAGAAGCAAGCGTAGCCGCACAGGGATTCATTCCTAGCGTTACCGAGGAGAGAAGCGAAGCGCAGATTATTCGCGATCTAGGTATCCGCGGAGGACAGCACGAGTTCGAGCGTCGCGCGCTAGTACCTAGCGACAACACCGTACCAAAGACTTTCTTTGATCAGGTGTACGACGTCGCCCGTCTAGTAGGTCCACTGCTAGATACTTCCGAGGTATTCAATACTTCGACAGGTGAGGATTTCACAATCCCGACTCTAACCGCGTACTCAACTGCTACCCTAACCGCAGCTGGAAGCGCGCTAACCGCAGACGACCCAACTTACTCAAGCATTACACTCGGTGCTTACAAGTACGGTCTTTTGGTTCAGGTCGCAGATGAGCTAGTAACTGACGCTGGATTCGATATCGAGAGTCACTTAGCTGGACAGGCTGGTAACGGAATTGGTTTCGCTGTAAACAACGCGCTTACCGTTGGAACTGGAACCGTAGAGCCAACAGGTCTAATCACCGCGGCAGCTACCGGCGTAACCGGAACCGCTACCGACGGATCCTTCAACGCGGACGACTTGATCGACCTTCAGTACAGCTTGGACGGAGCGGCACGTATGCTTCCCGGCGTAGCGTATATGGCGAACGGATCAACTATCGGACGTATCCGTAGGTTGAAAGACGACGCAGGTCAGTACCTATATCAGGTAAACGTAGGTCAGCCTGACACCTTTGCTGGATACAACGTAGTGGAAAACCCCGCTATGGCGTCAGTAGGTACTTCCGCGCTATCAGTGGCATTTGGACACCTACCTAGCTACAAGGTCAGGATCGCGGGTGGAATGCAGGTCGCAAGCTCAACTGACTATGCCTTCAACCAAGACGTAACTACATACCGTTTCTTGATGAGAGTAGACGGCGCGCTTTCACACGCAGGTCACGTGAAGGTCTTCGAAGGTGGCACAGCCTAGTCTTCGATACTAGACGGAAGTCCCCGGCGGTTTGGTTGGTAGCCGTCGGGGATTTCTTTTATCTTGTGATAATGTTTTTCTATGCCAACTAACAAGATCAACGGCGCGATATCTTTCGCGAGTAATTCTCCCGGAGTATCTACGGGATACGGACAACAAGCAGAACAACTAATAGAGCGTATGCTCAAGTCGGGACTAAACGTCGCGTCTATGAGCAACTACGGTCACGAAGGCGACGTAACGGATCTAAAGTTACGAACTGGAAAGATCAAACATTACCCGAGATCTTTTAGCGGATATAGCGACGACGTACTTCCGATATTTCACAAACACTTTACGCGCAATTATCCCGATCTAAAATCTACGATCTTTACCCTTTACGATACTTGGGTATATCAAAACCCGGCGCTAAACGATATCCCGATTATCTCTTGGGTTCCGATAGATCACTTAGGGATCCCGCCGAACGTAGAAGCTCACCTAAGAAAACCGAACGTAACTCCCGTAGCTATGGCACCTAACGGTAAAGAGCTAATGGATCAGGCGGGTATCGAGAGCGTTTATATACCGCACGGGATCAACACAAAGATCTATAACAAAACCGACGAACTACGCGGGGTTCCAACTCGCGAATATCTCGGGGTAAAAGACTCCGAATTTTTAGTAGGGATCGTCGCAGCTAATAAAGCGAACCAAACTATTCACCGTAAAGCTTTCGTAGAAAACCTAATAGCTTTCGGGATCTTCCAAAAAGAAAACCCCGACGCGATTCTTTATATTCATTCGGATCCTAGTAGAGTTATGGGCGGTTTCGATCTCGGAAGACTTATCAAGGTAGCGGGGATCAACGGCGATAAGGTTATCTTCCCCGATCCGCTAGATATTAGATTCGGACTAACCCAGCAAGATATGGCGGGACTCTATTCCGCTTTCGACGTATTGCTAGCGCCTTCTTACGGAGAAGGTTTCGGGATCCCAACGGTAGAAGCGCAAGCTTGCGGGACTCGAGTAATCGGATCTTCTTGGACGGCTTCTAAGGATCTAGTTTCTAATAAGGATCTACAAGTTACCGGAGTTCCCTTCTGGGACGAACCGCAGGGTAGCTTCTGGAAGATCCCCGTCGTAAATTCAATCGCGGAAGCGCTACGAAAGTCTTACGATCTAGATAGAGGATTCGATAGCGCTTCTCGAGAGTTTGCCTTAGAGTTCGACGCGGATAAGATCTACGCCGAAAAGTGGGAACCCTTTTTACGCGAATACTTCGATAAGTTACCCGCAGTAGAATAGACGTATGGCTATTACTAACGGGTACTGTACGCTCGAGCAACTAAAAGATTCCGCAAGAATTACGGATAACGTAGACGATACGCTTCTAGAACTTGCGATCGAGTCTGCTAGTCGCGAGATAGATCGAGCTTGTGAAAGATATTTTTATAACTCGGGAACGGCTACTAGGATCTTTGCTTCTAGAGATTCTTACGTTTGCGAGATCGACGATCTAGTTTCAATAGATCACCTAAAGACGGATCCAGAAGGGGACGGAAACTATACCGTTACTTGGACAACTAGCGACTACAATCTAGAACCCCTAAACGGATACTCGGGCGGGATCGAACACCCGTTTACGCAGATCCGCGCTAGGGATACTTATCTATTCCCGCTAGAAAATGAAGAACCGCTAGTCGAAGTACGCGGTACTTGGGGTTGGTCTTCCGTACCTACGGCGATTACTCAAGCTACGGTTATTCTTGCTAGCCGTATTTATAAGCGTAACGATTCACCGCTAGGTGTTGCGGGGTTCTCGGATCTCGGAGTTATTAGAGTTGGTTCGATAGATCCCGACGTCGAAGCCTTGATTCACCCTTACAAGAAAATGAGATTCGCGTGAGCATTACGAATATCCGCGACGGTCTAGCTACTAACCTAGCTACGATCTCGGGACTCCGTACCGCTAGCGAATTGCCAGACAACCCTAACCCGCCGATCGCTACCGTAAACCTACGGAATATCGAATACGACCAAACTTTCGGTAAGGGTATGGCGGTGTATAATTTTACTGTAACTGTAATCGTTGGTCGAGTCGCGGAGCGAGAAGCCCAAAGACGACTAAACGCTTTCAGCGACAATACCGGAGCGTCGTCGGTAAAGACTGCTATCGAGTCGGATAAGACTCTAGGCGGATCCGCTTTCGACGTAAGGGTAATAAGCCTAGATAATATAGGACAGGTACAGCTAAGCGACGCTTCATACTTGGGAGCTGATTTTACTGTCACCGTTTACGCGAACTAAGGAGTAAGTAATATGGCGAAATTTATCGCTACCGATTATCAGATCGAGATCGACAGTACAGATTTTACGGGATCGCTCGCCGCAGCAACCCTAGAGATCTCCGCTGACGAACAAGAAACTACCGCTTTCGGAGCGGACTACCGTACAAGACTAGCCGGGTTGAAAGACGCAAGCCTTACACTCGACTGGCACCAAGACTTCGGAGCGAGTTCCGTAGACGCTACCCTATTCCCGCTATTGGGATCAGCCGTAGCTTTTACAATCACTCCGACTAGCGAAGCTACTTCCGCTACGAACCCGGCGTATTCGGGAACCGCGATCGTAACTTCATACAGCCCATTCGCTTCTAGCGTTGGTGATATCGCAACGTTTTCTGTAACGTGGCCGGTATCCGGAGCCGTAACAAGAGCAACAGCCTAATCAAACAACGAAGGGATACCAACCAATGATTAGCCTTACAATTCAATACACCGACGGAACCGAGAAGTCGGTAACCGCAATCGCGGCAGATATTGTCGCTTTCGAAACTAAGTTCGATATCTCAATCGCGCGACTAGAGAAAGACGTAAAACTTACGCACCTTCTCTTTATGGCGTGGAACGTCGAAAGACGTAACGGCGATACGAAAGTAGAGTTCGAAAAGTGGGTAGATTCCGTAGCTAACGTATTGGCGGACGACTCAAAAAAATAGAAGGTCTAGGCGACGACTCCCAACATTGGTACGTAGCTTGGATAGCTTGCGAAACCGGTATCAGTCCGCGAGAGTTGTTAGCCCTAGAACCCCGTATGCTTTGGACTCTAGGAAAGTACCTAGTACATAAAGGGCAAGAGATCCAAAAAGCTAATCAGCGTAAACGGTGAAGCCCGTCCCTTCTCGGGGACGGGCTTCTTCGTTTCAGGTAGAATATAACGGACGGGAGAAGTATGGTAGCGACACCAAATGTAAAAGTCGAGATAGATTCTCGACAGGTAGAGGAGCTTATCTCGCGTATGAAAGAGTTAGATCCTAACTCTATAAAAGCACTCCGTCGCGAAATGCGAACCCGACTAAAACCGCTAGGTAATCAAGTAGCTAATAACGTACCTTCTGCTTCCCCGTTTGTTGGTATGGATCGTAACTACTACGGAAAAGTCCAATGGGCGGTTCCAACGGCGAGGATCTCCGTAACCCCTAGTAAGTCCGCTAAGCGTCGTGGCTGGGCACCGCTTGTAACTATGATTATCGAAAATAAAGAGAAGCTCGGATTCGCCTATACGGAACACGCGGGAGCTAGGCGTAAAGCTAAGCGTCCAATGTCGAAGAAGTATAAGCGTAGAACCGATAGCGTCGAAAGAAGTCACCGCGTTACTTCTCAAGGTGACGCCTTGATCGACAAAGCTAAGCAAGCTTCTAAATACAATTACAAAGCGGGACACTTTGCTTACGGAAAGTTTCTTAGCTTACAACCCCAAATGATTATGATCGCGCAAGACGTAATCGACGGAGTTATGAAGAAGTTCAACGTAAAGAATAGAGTCCGCTAATGCCCGCATATTTACCGATAGTTTCCAAGTTCGACGCTAAGGGTATCCAGAAAGCGGAAGGATCCCTAAAGAAGTTTTCTAAGATCGCGACAGGTATCGCAGGTGCCGCGACTGCGGCAGTAGCTGGGATCGCCGTAGCGGGAGTCCGCGAGTTCGCTAAATTCGATTCTGCGCTAAACCAATCGCTCGCAATTATGGGCGACGTTAGTACGGAACTCGAAGATCAGATGGCGACTACCGCTAGAGAAGTCGCTAAGACGACAACCTTTAGCGCGGAGCAAGCCGCAGAAGCTTACTTCTTCTTAGCTAGCGCCGGTCTAGACGCCGCACAATCCGTCGAAGCTATGCCACAAGTTGCTAAGTTCGCGCAAGCTGGAATGTTTGATATGGCAACGGCTACGGATCTCGCGACCGACGCGCAGTCCGCGCTTGGTCTTGCTAGCGACGACGCGAAACAAAACCTAGATAACCTAACTAGAGTTACCGACGTTTTCGTAAAGGCGAATACTCTAGCCAATACTTCGGTAGAACAGCTAGCCGTAGCGTTTACTACTAAAGCGGGTACTGCCCTAAAGACGGTAGGTAAAGACGTAGAAGAAGGAGCGTCGGCGCTCGCGGTCTTTGCGGATCAGGGTATCAAGGGAGAGCGCGCGGGTACGCTTCTTACTAACACGATCTTCGGACTTACGGACGTAATGAAGAAAGCGCCTGACGAAGCAGAGCGCTTAGGAATTGAGATCTTCAATGCCGAAGGGGAGATGAAATCCTTCTCGGATATATCCGCAAACCTAACGGACGTCTTGGGCGGTATGACTACCGAACAACAGATCGCGACTCTATCTAATCTTGGATTTACGAAGCAAGCTCGAGAAGGTACGCTCGCACTTCTTGGGCAAGAAGAAAGTCTAAAGGCGTACGAAAGCGAACTCCGTAACGCGGGTGGAACCGCGGAAGACGTAGCTAACAATCAGCTAGAAACTTTTAGCGCGCAGTTAGAGCTAGCTAAATCCCGAGTAGCGGATATCGGTCTTAGCGTTGGTGAAGCGCTTATGCCAGCCCTTATGGGATTACTAGACGCGATTACTCCCGTTATCGAAGAAGCGCTACCCGTCTTTACTAAAGCTTTCGAAAGTCTTACTCCGATTCTTGCGCAAGTTGTCGGTCTTCTACCGATTCTTTTCAAGGCAATACTTCCGCTGATACAGCCGTTAGTAGATATTGCGAGCGCCGTTATCGGACTAGCGGTAAAGATCTTCCCCGCTTTTATTACGGTTATAAAACTAATTCTCCCGATAATACTTACGCTTACGGAACTATTCCTAAACCTTATAGAGCAAATTCTTATGCCGTTGATCCCGGTAGTGATCTCGATAATCGAAGCGTTTATGCCTTTTATAGATCAAGTCCTAACGGTTCTGATCGACGTTATAAACGAATTACTACCGATCTTCTTAGAGCTTTTAGAGGATCTATTAGTTCCGTTAGTTCCCGCGCTAGTCGAACTTCTAAACGCCTTCTTACCGATTATCGAAATGATTCTCCCGATCCTTACTCAAATGCTAAAGGATCTTCTACCGATCTTCGGGGTTGTAGTAGAAGTAATAAAGTTCGCGTTAGTAAACGCGATAGATATTTTGGCTACGGGTATAGAAAACTTCGGTAGCTTCTTCGCAACTTTCGGCGACGAGTTTATGGCGGTCTGGGAAACGATCTCGGGATTCGTAAAAGATATCGTAAACGGGATCTTAGGTTTTATTCAGTCAATGGTAAACGGAGTAGTAGACGGAGTAAACGCCGTAATCCGCGCCTTGAATTCTTTCCGTATAGATATACCCGCGACCGCTATGAGCGACGCGTTTAGTTTCGGACTAAATATCCCGACGCTTTCAAGAATAAACATTCCACAACTTGCGGACGGCGGAATAGTTATGCCACGTCCGGGCGGGGTACTTGCGAATATTGCGGAAGCCGGAAAGCCTGAAGCAGTTATCCCGTTAGATCGTATGGACGACTTCGGCGGTAATACTTACAACATTACAATCAACGCGGGAGTAGGATCCGATCCCGTATCTATCGGACGCTACGTTACAGACGCGATCAAGCGCTACGAGTCAGTTAGCGGAAAGGTTTTCGCTAGAGCGTGAGCGTAACTATCGAGCTAGGATTTACCGCGGACGGGCAGGGCGGTCCATTCTTCACGCTCGGAGATCCTACGCTCGGAGTTCTCGGAAGTTCGGCTGGTCTTCTTGGTGGCGGGGAAATCTTCGTAGATATAAGCGCGTACTTCGTTACCTATAACACTACGCGCGGTAAGTCTAGGGAACTCGATCGCTATCAAGCGGGACAGGCTAGCGTTAGCTTTCAAAATAATCAGCGCGTATTCGATCCGACTTACGAAGCTAGTCCATTCTTTGGACAGATCGTACCTAAGCGCCAGCTAAGGATTACTAACAACGGAGTAATCCAATTTCAGGGAGTTGTCGAAGACTGGAATATCGAGTATGAACCCGGCGGACAATCTATCGCGACGTGTCAAGCTTTCGATAACTTTAGCTATCTAACCGGTCTAACCTTTGGGGGATTTAGCTACTCGGAAGAATTGACGGGATCAAGGGTAAATAACGTACT